TCTTTGGGTCTTGAAGGTCTTCAGTTGGGCCTGACAATTCAAAATAACCAAGGTCGTCATTTGCCCCGCCAATGGCTGCCAGCGCGCGTTCCCGAAATCCGTTCAAAACAACTGACGTGTGATCACCTGCGTTGCTGTACGTCATCACCATTGGGTTTTCAGCTGCCATGAGTGTGTAACGCAATGAAGCGAAACTTTCCAAATCAGTCATTTCGCGAAGTTCGTCAAGGTGAATGGTTTCAGGCTTTGAAATGCCGCGTGCCGCAGAACCGCCAGCTTTAACAATGAAGCGCGTGCCGTGCAGGGTTTCAATTTCTTCACTGCCGTGCTTCCAGCGAATTCGCTTGACTTGCTTTGCCAATGAGTCGTTCGCGTCAATAACGTCAATCAGTTGACGAAATTGTTCAAGGGACGTGGACAATCTATGCGCCGAACCAATTTGCAGCGATTCTTTCCACAGGAAAAGCCCGCCCAAAATGCGAAGCTGCTGCAAAAAACTTTTTCCGTTTTGTCTTGACACGACTATGCAATTGACAGGGGTCGCCCACCTGCCATTTGGCAGAACCTTGTGTGAATGGATCAGTGCGAACTTTTGCCAGTCCATTAAGCCTTTGGGATAGATGTCAGCAGCTAAGTCAATGAGTTCGTGCCCGCGTGAAGGCAAATCGTTCAGCGGCGTGTGGATTCTAGGCGTTGGACTGCCAAAAATAGGTTCTGCGTCCCTACCCAAAGCCGTTGGCGGAGCAAATGACGACATTGGTTATTTTGAATGGTCAGCGCCAACCGAAGACATTCAAGACCCAAAGAACTGGATTGCGGCAAATCCTGCCATTGGGCACACAATTAACATTGACAACATCAAAGCTGTTTTGAATGACCCGCCTGACGTTGTGCTGACGGAAGTTTTGTGCCGCTGGGTTGTGGCGATTTCAGCAGCTGTGGATTCTGCTAGTTGGGGCAACTGCCTTGACATGTCGGTGGATTTGGACATTGACAAAACAACATGGCTGGCAATTGACCTGTCCCCTGATCGCAAACATGGGGCTTTGGTTGCAGCTCAAAAGCTAGGTGATGAACGTTTTGTTGTGAAGCTGTTGCACACATGGAAAAACGATTTGCAGCTTGACGACAAGGAAATTGCCAACGAACTGGCTGACTATGCACGCAAATACAATGTTGAAAACGTTCTTTATTCGCGGCGCACGTCAGGGGCTGTGGCTGCGCGACTTGCACCCGCTGGCATTCCAATTCATGACATGGATTCGGATTATCCCCAAAGCTGTGATGAATTGCTGGGCGCGATAAATTCTGGACGACTTCGGCACAGGGGGCAGTCAGCTTTGACCGAACAAATTCTTTCAGCTGTGCAATTGCGGCGTGGCGACGGCGGTTGGGTTATTGGACGACGTGCCAGCCAATCGGCGGTTTGCGCAGCTGTGGCAACTGCATTGGTCACACACTTTGCGACCCGTCCCGAAAATGATCTTGACATTATGGTTGGCTGACGACACGCCCACAACCACATTGTTGACATTTGGGGTTTTAGGCAATAAAGCCTGAAAAAATCTGCGCATGGGATTTTTTGATTCATTTGTGCCGACGCGGGTTGCTGCTGCCGATCCAACAGCGCCCGACGTCGAAGCTTCACTTGCGCCTTACTTCACTGAAAACAACAACTTTTATTTTTACGGAATCCAAACAGCAAACCGCGCTGAAGCAATGTCAGTGCCAACAATTGCGCGCGCATTGGGTGTCATTCAAACAATTTCATCACTTCCAATGCACACACGCAATGAAGCCACTGGCGAAAAAGTTCAACAGCCGCGTGTGATCAACCAACCTGACCCACGAATTCAGGGTTCAGTGTTTTGGGGTTGGATTATTTCAGATTTATTTTTCCACCCTGCCGCGTATGCGTATGTTATGGATCGCTACGCTGACACAGGAAAAATTCGCGCAATGGAACGCGTCGCACCTGAACGCGTGTCAATTACAACAAACGCCAACGGCACTGAAATTGAAGCGTATGAAATTGACGGCACACCAGTTGACGCAAACAATTTGGTTGTGTTCGCAAATACTCAGGAAGGTTTGCTTGCGCGCGCCGGTCGCACAATCCGCGCAGCTGCGGCGCTAGAAAAAGCAGCAATGAATTTTGCAGTTGAACCAATTCCCCAAATGGTTTTAAGATCAAATGGAACTTCATTACCGCCTGACAGAATTGCAAAACTTTTGTCGTCATGGCGAACAGCACGCGCAAACAAATCAACAGCGTTTTTGAATGCTGACGTTGTTCTTGAAAAATTGGGCTTTGATCCAAAAAGCATTCAATTGAATGAGGCGCGCAATTATGTTTCACTTGAACTTTCACGCGCGTGTGGAATCCCAGCCTATTTCACTGATTCGCAACAATCTAGTTTTACTTATTCAAACGCGCTTGACAAACGTCGCGACCTTGTGGACTTTGCATTCAGGAATTACATGTCAGTAATTGAACAACGCATGAGTTTTGCGGATTTCACCCCCGCAGGAAATCGCGTTTCTTTCGACCTTGATGACTTCTTGCGTGGCAATCCTTATGAGCGCGCGCAAGTGTACGAAATACTCAACAGAATCGGCGCAATGAGCGTTGAAGAAATCCGCGAAGAGGAAGACCTACTGCTATGAAAAAAGTGATTACACCAATGCACATTTTGGCAGCTGATTCAGCCAGCCGAACAATCACTGGGCGCATTGTCACATTTGAAGAAACAGGAAACGCGTCAATTGGCAAAGTGCAGTTTGCACGCAATTCAATTGAACCAACACCTGTTTTGTTAAACCTTGAACATGATCGCACACGCAGAATTGGCAAAACATTGGAAACCAGCCTTTCAGCTGACGGCACAGGAATTGACGCAACTTTCAAAATTGCAAACACAACAGCAGGCACTGACGCATTGGTTGAAGCTGCGGAAGGTTTGCGCGACGGTTTCAGCGTCGAAGTTTATTTTGACGAATACGACACACTCAAAGACGGAACTGTTCGAATCGTCAAAGGCGAATTGACTGGCGTCGCTTTAACGAGCGAACCAGCCATTCGTTCAGCTCGCGTTGAAGAAGTTGCCGCGACAGAAAATGAAGAACAAGTTTCTGATTCCACAATTGGAACAGAAGAAACACCAACGACAACAGAAAAGGAAAACGAAGTGGAAGACACCGTCAAAGACGCTTCAACCGCCGAAACGGTAGAAGCCGCTCAATCAGTAACAGTTGCCGCAAATTCAATTGGTGGTTTTACATCAAAGCCACGTTTGGAATTCACAGCTGCGAAGTACCTTGAAAACACAATTCGCGCTTCAATGGGCGACGAAAACGCGCGCTTGTACGTTGCCGCAGCAAGTGACACAACTGACAACGCAGGACTTGTGCCTACACGTCAGCTCACTGAAGTAATCAACGGACTTGCAAATGGAACACGAAGCAACATAGATGCAATCAGTCGTGGGGTTTTGCCTGACGCTGGCATGTCATTTGAAATTCCAAAAATTACACAACTTCCAACAGTGGCAATCACAGCTGAAGCTGGCGCACCGTCAGAAACAGATCAGAACGCTGCATTTGTAACAGTTGACGTCAAAAAGTATGCAGGACAACAGACATTTTCGGTTGAATTATTAGACCGCACAAGTCCATTGTTTTTCAACGAACTTCTTTCAAACATGTCAGCCCAAATGGCTAAGGCACAGGACACAGCTGTGAACGCAGCTTTGATCGCTGGCGCTTCCGCCGACGGCACAACAGTTGCAACTTATCCAACAGCAGCTGAATTGCTAGGAATTGTTTCACGCGGCGCAGCTTCCGTTTACAACGGAACACAAGGCTTTGCCCGTAACATCATCATGAACACTTCACAGTGGGCAAACGTCATGACACTGAACAACAACGGCGCACCGCTATACAACGTTTCTGCTGGAACAAATAACTTCACAGGTGGACAAGCAACGCCGCAATCAGTTCGCGGAAATGTTGCAGGGCTTGACCTTTACGTCACAGCTAACACAGCAGCGGGAACAGACACAGACGGTTCAATTCTTATTGTGAACCCAAGTGCCTACACATGGTACGAATCACCAATTTACCGCCTACGCGCAGACGTTATTGCGTCAGGTCAGGTTTCAGTCATGGTGTACGGCTACGGCGCAATTGCAACCAAAATCGGTGCAGGCGCGTTCAAGAATAACAAGGCGTAACAGCCCAACCCAATCATGCGCTGTGGTCACTCCCGAACGCAGCGCAGCAGTCGAAAGGAAAACTCATGCCCAACATTGTCACAGCTTCGCAGTTGCGATCAGTGCTGGGCGTGAGTTCTTCTTTATACAACGACGCTTATCTTGAAGGCATAATTGACACCAGCGAAGCGGTAATTTTGCCCATGTTGGTTGCAAACACTGCGGCAATCAGTCATTATGAATTGAAGTTGAATGTTGCCTATTATTACACCCAGCGCCAACACAATTTTGTTGCGGGTCAATCAGTTATTGTGGCAGGGTTGCCTGCACCATTTAGCGCAACCGTCACAGTCGTTGACGTTGCACCGTATTACTTCACAGCTGCAAACGTGAACGCCGACGTCACCCAACGCGCCAGCATTCCTTCAGGATCAGCCACACTTTCGGGCTATTCAGCAGCTGACATTTACGCAAACAACCAAGCCATTGAATCAGCCGTGTTGGCAGTTAGCGTTGAAGTGTTTCAGTCACGCGTCGCCGCTGGCGGTCAAATTGAAGGCGTTGATTTTGCTAGCACGCCTTACAGAATGGGGCGCAGTTTAACAAACAGGGTTTCCACATTGCTTCAGCCATTTTTGGACAGCGAAGGAATTGTTCAATGACCGCTTCGACTATTTCAGGCACACGGTCAACGCTGGCTTCAGCTTTTAATTCACTAGCTGCAAACGTATTTTCAAGCGTGCCCGAATCACCTATTCCACCAGCAATCGTTATTGTGCCAAATTCGCCTTACATGGAAATTGCGTTGATCAACGACGCAACAACCAAAGTGAAACTGAATTTTGCTATTACAGTAATGGTTCAATACAACAGCAACGCGGCTGCGCTTGACAATCTTGAACAGCTGCTAATTGGCGTTCTTGCGGCAATGCCCGCAGGTTACATTGTTGGCAACGTCGAAAAACCGACAGTTCTTGAAATTGGTGCTTCACCAGTTTTGGCAGCTGACGTCAACGTGTCAACTTACTACACCCAAACCAACTAAGGAGAAAACGTGGCAACGACGATCATCACGGGTCGCGATCTAACTTTGACGATCGCGTCCACAAACTACGACGCACAGGCAACCAGTGCTGTGCTAGCAAACTCACCAACAATTGAAACTTACCAAACGCTTGACGGTAAGGCTTACAAGCACATTGACGACCAATGGACTTTTGACGTGTCAATGCTTTCAGACTGGGGCGCAAGTGGTTCATTGTGCGAAGCACTTTGGACAGCCTGCGAATCAGCACCAAACACAACTTTGGCAGTGTCATTGACGGCAGTCACTGGCGCAGTCTTCGCGTTTAACGTTATGCCAGTATTCCCAGCAGTGGGCGGCACAGCACCTGACGCGCAAACTGTGGATTTGTCATTCACAGTTGTTGGAACACCAACGGAAACATTCAGCTAAACCAACAGAATCGGGAGAAAACAGAATGAAGCTACCAATAACAATTGAATACAATTCAGGGGAATCGGTGACATTTGTTGCCGCAATCCCTGAATGGGTCAAGTGGGAGAAGCACAGCGGGTCAACCATTAGCCAAGCACGGGACAAAATCGGCGTTTCCGATTTGGTTTTTTTGGCTTATCACGCCATGAAGCGTGAAGCTGCTGGGAAACCAGTTAAACCAATCGAAGTGTGGACAGAAACCATTGCTGAAGTAACGGTTGGTGAGGCAGACCCAAAAGCTACGGCGTCGGAAGCTTAAACAGAATCCTTTGGGAAATCGTCATTGCGACGGGAATCCAAAAATCTGAATTGGAAACAGCGGAAGACATTCTGACAGTTCTTGAAATAGTCGAAAGGCGGGCACATGGCAAGTGAAGCGATCAGCTACGACAAAGCTGAACTTCGCGCCATTGCCCGTTCTTTCAAAGCAATGGACGAAGAAGCACTGAACCAAGCAAAAGCAAAATCAAACGCTTTGGCTGAATTCGTATCGGACAAAGTCAAAGCGGCAGCTGCAATGACCCGTTCAATTCCAAAAGTTTCAACGCGCATTGCTGAAGGTTCAAAAGTCAGCAAATCGTCCAAATTTGGTGAAATCAGTTACGGCTTTGCACGCCAAAAGTTTTCAGGGGGCGGCACGACTCAGCAGCTGTGGGGTGGCGCTGAATTCGGTTCAAATAAGTTTCGTCAATTTCCCCTGTGGTCAGGTCGCGAAGGAAAAGGTTCACGCGGCTGGTTTATTTATCCAACGCTTAGATCAGTGCAGCCTGACATCATCAAACAATGGGAAGCTGGCTTTTCTGAAATAGTGAAAAGGTTTGACTAATGGCTGGAAGTAGAACTTTAAAGCTCACCATTTTGGGTGACGTTGATAATCTAAATAAAAGCCTAAAGGTCGCAACCGACGACGTCGAAACCTTCGGCGACAAAATGGGCAAGGTTGGCAAAGTCGTTGGGGCAGCCTTTGCAGCCGCAGCTGCTGCCGCTGGCGCTTACGCAATCAAAATCGGCATTGAAGGGGTCAAATCAGCCATTGCCGACGAAAAGGCACAGACACAGTTGGCTTTGGCTTTACAGAACGCCACAGGGGCAACCACAGCCCAAATTGCAGCCACTGAACAAAGCATTCTTCAAATGTCATTGGCGACAGGCGTTGCCGACGATCAGCTTCGACCAGCATTGGGCAGATTGGTTCGCTCAACTGGTGACGTGGCTTCAGCGCAAGATTTATTGAACACAGCCCTTGACGTTTCAACAGCCACAGGCAAACCGCTTGAAACCGTTGCAAATGCTTTGGGCAAAGCTTATGAAGGCAACACGACGGCGTTGGGCAAATTAGGTTTGGGGCTATCCGCTGCCGAATTGAAAACAATGTCATTCACCGACGTGCAAGATCGTTTGACCGAATTATTCGGCGGCGCAGCTGCGGCAAATGCCGAAACCTATGCTGGCAGACTTGATCGTGTTCAGCGCGCACTTGACGAAGCCAAAGAAACTTTAGGCACGGCGTTGTTGCCTGTGGTCGCTTACTTCATTGACCTAATCAACCGTTACGCGTTGCCAGCACTCACAGCCTTTGCTGACGCCTTCAGCGGAAAAGAAGGCGGGCTGACGACTTACATCACAACAGTTGGAACTTTAATCAAGAACGTTTTCAGCCCAATTTTGGAAGGGTTGTTCAAAGCTTTTGGATACATCAAAACAGCGGTTGAAGATAATCTTGCAGCATTCATGGAATTTGGCGGTTACATTGCCAAGTATCTTGCGCCAATCATTGGCGAAACTTTGGGCGGGGCTTTTAAGATCGTGGGCAAAGTTGCAGCTGGCGTCATTGACATTGTTGGCAGTGTCGTTGGTGCAATCAACACAGTGATAAACACAGCCATTGACGGAATCAACTTTTTAATTCGTGCCTATAACGCAATTCCATTTTTGGGCAATGTCAGTGAATTGGGCAAACTTTCAACTTCGGTTTCAGGTGGCACACCCAGCGCAATTTCAGGTGGTGGCGCAGGGGGTTCAGTTTCTGGACTTTCAGGCGGCGGTGGTTTAACTGGCGGTGGATTCAGCGGCGGTGGTGGACTTTCAGGCGGCGGTGGTGGCGCAGGGGGTTCAGCTGCACCAGCGAAAAGCTTGACTGATTTGGTTGGAAAACTCACTTCAGTATCTGACAACTTGACTGAGCTTCAATTTATGGTTGACACGGGCGCAATTAGCAAATCAGCAGGCACAAAGCAATTGAACGCTTTGGTCAAACAGTTCGACGTTCTTAGCAAACAGGCAGACGCCTTGACTTCAACAAGCACCACCAGCGGCGGCGGTTTGGCAGGCTTAAAATCTGACAGTGCTTCCACCGTGATCAACTTGACCGTCACAGGTGCAATTGACAAAGAAGGCACAGCCCGAACAATCGCTGACACGTTGAACAATTCCTTTTATCGCGGGACAGGTGGCGCAACTAATTTGGTGACAGCATGACGCAATGGTCACCCGTTTGGAAAGTCGAAATTGACGGCACTGAATACACGTCAGCTGTTTTGGCAAATTTGGTTATTCGCAGTGGGCGTTCAAACATCTATGAGCAAGCACAGGCAGGTTATGTCAACATTCAGCTGATAGACGTCAATCAAACAACATTGCCCGTCAACATCAACAGCACACTTTCAGTTTCAGTCAAGAATTCGTCAAACACATTTGTGCCAATCTTTGGTGGCAACGTGGTTGAAGTTGGGCTTGAAGTTCGTGACGTGGGTTCAACCATGTTCACACAGACTTACTCAATCATTGCTTTGGGTGCGCTCGCGCGCCTGCCAAAATCGTTGACCAACGGCGTTCTTGCAAAAGATTTGGACGGGGTTCAAATTGCTTCAATCCTTGAACCTTTGCTGTTTGGTTCGTGGGCTTCAGTTGCAGGCGCATTGTCATGGGCTAATTACACCCCAACCACAACATGGGCAAACGCTGAAAACAACGGACTGGGCGAAATTGACGCGGGCAATTATGAACTAGCTGCGCGTTCTTCATCACGGACTGACGTTTATTCACTCATTGCAGCTTTGGCGACTTCAGGCGCGGGCTACATTGGCGAAGACGGTTTTGGACGAATTTTCTACGCAGATTCCACGCACAGGTCAGTTTATTTGGCAACCAATGGTTACGTTGATCTAACAGCCAACCAAGCCCGTGCCGCAGGCATTCGCATTGAAACCCGCGCTGGCGACGTGCGCAACAATTTAACGGTCAAATACAACGCAACCAGTTCAGCCGAAGTTTCAGCCAGCGACGCAACTTCAATTGCTGAATTTGGTGAGCTGTCGCAGATTATTACAACAACCTTGCACAATTCAACTGACGCAACCAGTCAGGCAAACTTTTATTTGTCGCTTCGCAAAACCCCGCAGCCAATCTTTTCGGACATTACTTTTGACTTGACCAATCCTGAACTAGACAACACAGACCGCAACAGCCTAATTGGCGTTTTCATGGGTATGCCAGTGGCTTTGACTGATCTTCCATTGAACATGAGCAGCGGCACATTTCAGGGATTTGTCGAATCATGGGAATTTCGCGCCAGTTACAACCAGCTTGCAATCAGTTTGAACATGTCGCCGTTGGCGTACAGCTTGCAAGCAATGCAGTGGGACGACGTTCCAGCAACTGAAACATGGTCAAGCGTGTCGCCAACACTTGACTGGGAAAATGCGACAATTGTCGCCTGATAAGGAGAAAACATGACAAACCCAACCAGCAATTTTGGCTGGCAAATGCCAACTTCCACTGATTTGGTCACTGACCTTCCAGCAGATTTTGAAGTCTTTGGTCAAGCCGTTGACACTTCATTGGCTGATTTAAAAGGTGGAACAACTGGTCAAGTGTTGGCAAAAGCGTCAGCAACGGACATGGATTTCACATGGACTGCAATTGACCCGCTTGTGATACTTGACGCAAAAGGTGATTTGATTACTGCAACCGCTGCCGATACACCAGCGCGTTTACCAGTCGGAACAAATGACCAAATTCTTGTTGCCGATTCAACTACTTCAACAGGTCTAAAATGGGCAACACCAGCCGCAAGCGGTGGATTGACTTTATTAAGCACTAACGTAATTACAGGGTCGCCGACAAGTTTTACAATTTCTAGCATTAGTCAGGCTTACAAAAATCTTTTAATTATTTGCAACGACATTGCAACAGGCAATTCATCGTTAAGAGTTCGCGCCAATTCAAGTTCAGCGTTAAGCATTACAACAGGACGCGACATGTATAATTCAATAGATTTTAACAGTCTTGGCGGTCAGTTGATAAATTCAGGCCTTACAGGTAATACAACTGCAACAATTTACATTCCTGCCTATGCCAGCGCTAATTTTAAGGCTGGGTATTTTGTTGCTAATGGCACAGGCTCAAATTTTGCAGGTCAAGGCATAGGAAATTATTTGTATCGAAGCACTAGTGCAATTACCGAAATTTCCATTAACAATTCAGGTGGAAATCCAATGAGCGGAACAGTTCTAATTTACGGAGAATCCTAAAATGGCAAAAACAGATACACCAAAAGTTTTAATTTTCAACATGGAAACAGGTGAAGAAATCTTGCGTGACGCTAACGCCGAAGAACTTGCACAAATTGAATCGGACAAAGCGGCTACTCTTGCACTTGAAATTTCCAAAGCGCAAAAGGCTGCCGATCGTGCAGCACTTCTTGCACAATTAGGCATTACCGAAGAACAAGCAAAGCTTTTGCTGGCATGAATTACCCAACTGGAACAGCCGCAGCTGTCGTTGAAGTGGCACTTGCGGAAGTGGGCACAATTGAAGAAGGCAACAACCTGACCAAATACGGCGCTTTTACAAAAGCGAACGGTTTGGCATGGTGCGGTTCATTCTGCAATTGGGTATTTCATCACGCAGGCGTCAAGCTTCACAATGTTGTTTCAACAGCTGTGGGCGCACATAAATTCAAAGAAGTATCGCGCTGGCATGAAACTGATCCACAAATTGGTGATTTGGCTTTTATGGATTTTCCACATGACGGCGTTGACAGGATTTCACACATTGGCATTGTTGTGGGTGTCAATGGCAAACAGGTAACAACGATCGAAGGCAACACCAGCGGGACAGGCGACCAGCGCAACGGCGGCATGGTAATGGTGAAGGTTCGGTCATTCGGGGGCGGCAAAGAAGTGGTTGGATTTGGGCGACCAAAATTCACCCCCTACAAAGGCGACTTTCCACAAGTCGTTGTTCCCGAATCGGCAGCGAAGCCGAAGAAAGAAGCAAAAAAATGGACAAAGCAAAAGCCCTAGCAGCTAGTTGGGCACGTTCATTCATGGCAGCAGCAATTGCTGTTTACATGGCTGGACAAACCAACCCAAAGGACATTGCAATGGCAGGTGTTGCAGCTGTTCTTCCCGTCATTTTGCGTTGGTTGAATCCAAATGACAAAAGTTTTGGCTTATCGGGGAAGTGAGCCAAAAAGCACGCGCGGGGGCATTGTTGTTGATCATGGCAGCAATGCTTTCGTCGTGCGGTTATCAGGGGTGGGTTCGTTATGAATGCCAAGAATTCGAAAACTGGGAAACCGAAGAATGCCAAAAACCGCAATGCGTCCCAACTGGAACATGCGCTGAAGACATCATTGGCGACGATTTCAAACCGACACATGCGACGAAGAAGTCCTGAAGAAGTCCACGCCCAACTGATCTTGATTATCGGGTCAACGCTGGCGGCTGTCTTTCTCATTGTCACTTTGGGCATAACTTACGCGCTCATTTTTGTAACCCAGCCAATTGGTGGACAAGCACCAAACGACGCAGCATTTATTGACTTATTGAAAACACTGGCGATTTTCTTGACGGGATCATTGGGCGGCGTGCTGGCAGGCAATGGGCTGAAATCGAAGCCAAAGCCACAGGACACGCCGAAAACCACGCAGGAAACTTGATTTTGTCAGCGTTGTGCTTCACCCTGAAGCCAAGAAACCTAACAACGGGTTTCTAGATTCGGGAGAAGAAAAATGTTGGATTGGACAACCGCCGAACTTATCGGCACAGGCTTGTTGATTATTGTCACCGCTGCCTTATCAGGTGCAATTGGTTACGCCGTTGGGCACAAGGACGGGTCACGCGAAGGCTACACACGCGGGCGCGCTGTCAGCCGTCACTTAGCAGGTAAGGCGGTCAAGTAATGGGATTTCTAGACAATTACGAAGCTGCACGCGAAAGAACTGACCGCTGGCTTCGCACATTCCCCAATGGCAGAATTGAAACTTCAATTGTGGATTTCAGCGCAGAAAAAGGTTATGTTCTAGTTGAAGCACGCGGATACCGCACAGCTGAAGATTTACAACCAGCAGGCATTGACTACGCTTACGGCTATCAAGGCGCATTTCAGCAAAACATGAAGCGTTGGTTTGTGGAAGATACTGTGACAAGCGCAATTTTGCGTGTCATGCAGCTAATCATGGGCGGGGCTGAACGAACAACCCGTGAAGTCATGGCGTCATTGGAAACATTGCCTGCAAAGGTTGCAAACGCCGAACCTGAAAAGGATTATTGGACAACACCATTCGAAGAACAGCCTGCATTCAATGGGGCGTTTGAATCACAAGCTGCTGGAATTCCAACATTGGGCACAGCTGTTGACGAAATCAGTTCAAAGCTGGGTGGCGAAGTAATGCCTGAAGCGCCAAAATGCCAACACGGTCACAGAATTTGGCGTGAAGGCGTCAGCGCAAAAACAGGCAAAGCGTGGGCAAACTTCAGTTGTGTTGAAAAGCGCAAAGCTGAACAGTGTCAGCCGCTGTGGTATGTCATGACCAGCAGCGGTCAATGGAAGCCACAGGTGTGACAATGGCTGACTTCATGGAACTGATCAACCCACAAACCATGACTTGCACGCTGTTATGCAATGGCGAAGTGGTTGACAAATACAAGGTTGAACGCTGTGACAATTGCGCAATGATCACAAAGCTTGACGATTTCGGCTATCAAAAGAAGGCTGGCGAAGAAAAGATTTTGTGGTTCTGCGGGGGTTGTCGGTGAAAATCACACTGACGCCACAGCAGCAGCAGGCGTGCGCATGGGCTGCATTGGTCAAAATGTCGAAGGACGACGAAAGTCTGACAAACGGGCGCAGGTACAACAATTCAATCAACTATTTTGAACGCATTGCTGAATTCACAGAATCAACAGCTAGTGAATGGGCAGTTGCGCTTTACTTTGGCATTGAATTTGACCCGTTTGAAATCAAATACAAAAACAAAGCCGACGTTGGTTCAAAGCTTGAAATCAAGTGGACAAAATACGACGAAGGCTCACTGATCGTTCACGAATACGACAGACCCACTGACATTGCCGTGTTGGTTGTAGGCAAAGCGCCAACGTATCGAATCGCGGGCTGGATTCCTGTATCTATTGCCCAACGTGCCCGCTATCGCCACACAACACAGCCCAATTGGTGGGTTTCACAAATCAACCTTCAACCTATTGAAAACCTAAGGCGGTCAAACTATGGACAAGCTGCAATTTGAATGTCGCGTGTGCAAGAAAATTACCGCGCAAATGGTAAGGGTCGTCACTGACAATTTGCCACCAAACGTTAAAGTGTTGCAATGCGCAGTGTGCAGCACAATGGGGGTTGCAATGATTGGTGACGATTATGCCGACGTATGATTACCGCTGCGAAGCCTGCTCACAGGTCATTACAGTTGAACGCTCAATTGCAAATTCCAATCATCATCAGTGCCACCAGCTGAACGCGGTGTGATGTGGTCAACCGAATTGCCTTCATTGCCACAAATCTGACATGTGCCTTGATCGCGTTGAATGATTCGTTCCCGAATGCGTCGCCATTGCGACGTTGAACCGTTGTGTTTAAGTGCTGAACTCATGTCAGTAATAGTTCCGTTCTTGGTGGAATGCCCATGCTAGGCAAATCGTGCCATAACGCTTTGAAGCGTAAGCAATCGTTGCGTCAATTTGGCGATAAGGGTCAAGGTCACGATAATGCTTTGAACGCATTTGACCCAATCCAAAGTGTGAGCCGTTGCGTGCTTTGTAATTCCAACGTGATTCTTTTGTGATGATCTTGTTGAAACATTGAAACTCTTTATAGTCCAACAATCTTGAATGTGCATACAGCTTCAAATGGTCAACTGAATAACTGACTGCATAAGCTGCGGGTTTGCTTGTTATTGAAAGCAATGCCGCAAAGGCAATAACTGCCCCAAACAGCTGCAATCGCTTTTGCGAGCTAACCGCCTCAGCGGCTCGCTTCAAGCGTTGACAGCGTAGCATGGCAGTCAAATAGGTCACGCAATTGTGGACAACTTGAACGGGGTTGCGGCGTGTCGCCACAGGGTTATCCACAGGCTGTT